ATCAATGAATCAGGTTTTGCAAACTAAGACACAGGAACATCTTGATGCCGTTGCAGATACAGAAGATGCTTTAGAGTTAAAGAATAGCAAAATACAAATATATAATCAATCAATAACTGATTTAAATAATGCTATTGATGATGCATGGCGTTACTATGATGAGCAACTACAAAGAGAAATTCAGTCTGCCATTGCTCAAGCAGCAGCCAACGCTGCAGCCAATCAGCCTACTCCAGAACCAACTCCAGAAACAAGCCCTGAACCAAGTCCTAAGCCTACAGAAGAACCTACAGAAGAACCTACAGAAGAGCCTACAGAAGAGCCTACAGAAGAGCCTACAGAGGAACCAAGCCCTGAACCAACAGAAGAGCCAACTCCAACGCCAACTCCAAAGCCTACAGAGGAAACAAAGCCTACTCCTACGCCAAAGCCATCCCCAAAGCCTACAGAGGAACCTACGGAGGAACCTACAGAGGAGCCAACTTCTGAACCTACAGTAGAACCTACACCAGATCCAGAACCAACTACAGAACCAACTACGGAGCCTACGGAAGAACCCACAGAAGAGCCTGCTCCTGAACCTTCTCCAGAACCAGGACCAGAACCTGATCCTGAAGAAAACCCATGGACTGAGCCAGATGTAGAAGTTAAAGATGAGGTTTTAGCAGAACTTATTCCTGAAAAGGGTACAGGAACAGCAGAAGATTTATCTGGAGTTATTGCTAACCTTACAAGCAAGGACAACAAATTAGTTACACTTTCTGCTGAACAAGTCACAGCAGTAAGTCAAACCCTTAAAGCATTGACGCAAGAAGCAAAAGTAGAAGTTGCAGAAGACCTTGGTATTAAGCCGTCAGAAGTTGCAGAGATTGCTGAGCAGATGAAGTCTAACCCAGCACTTGCTGAAGCATTTGTTGAGTTTACTGACAGAGCAGAATCAGCAGGGGATACACCAATGCCATTTACATTAGCAGATGCAGTAACAGAAGTACAAACAGAAGCATTTTTAGCAGATCCAATTGGGGCAGTGCTTGATGTAGATGTAGCAGAATTACTATCTAATTTCTCTGAGTTAGGTAGCGATATGACAGATGATCAGAGAGAGAAGGCCCAAGAAGTCATTATTCCAGTAATCATTGTTTCACAGATTGCCAACATGATGATTGGGATGAGGAGGTAAGAATGAAAATAATAAAAAAGGTTGTGAAGGGATTCTTCACATGGCTTAAAGATGCAGGTTTGGAAATAATTGCTCAAGCATTTACCCTCCTTGGCTTCTTTATTGCTTGGTTAACATTAACAGGATCAGCCAGAGACATTGTTGGTATTGCAGTATTAATAACAACAGTAATTTGGCTTATTACAATCCCGCTAAGAAAGGAGGACTAAATATGGCAACTAAAAAGGTAGTAGAGCCTCCTAAGAAGGAGCACCCACAAAAGGCTTTGACAAATGTCTTGATGCGTATCGTAGCAGTGTTCGCTGCTTCTGGTCTATCAGTACTTGGTGCTGGAGCAGTAGTAGGAATTGATACAGTCCAGGCAGTTATGCTTGCGGGTCTATTAGGCGTAGCCACCGTTATTGAAAGGCTTGCAAGGGCTTTTTTGGACGATGGAAAACTCACATTGGCAGAGATCAATGATGCGTTTAAGACGGTAGACAAAAAGGCTAATTAGTCATTATTGACGATAGTTGACAGCCCTCTCTGGGTAATGGTATACTTGAGTATCACCTATCTGGAGAGGGCTTTGTCATGACTTGTATTGTTGCTTTACGCCATGAAGAAAAAGTTTATATGGCTGGAGATCGTGGAGCATCAGATGATGGAGTTATTCTTTCACTTGAATCACCAAAGGTTTGGAAGACTGGCCCATATTTAATTGGATACGCTGGATCAATGGACGGGGATAGAATTAGACATAATTTTAAACCAACAGCACCTAACATTAAAGATACAGATAAGTTTATGCACACAAGGTTTATTAAAGAACTTCGTGAGTTTTATAACGAGTTCTGGATTGATACTTCTAAAGACGGAGAACTAAGTTTGATTATTGGCATTCGTGGAGAAATCTATGAGCACAGTTCTGGAGATATGTCTTTATCTAAGTATTCAGTTCCATATATTTCTATTGGCTCTGGATCAGAATATGCTTACGGAGTTATGTATGCAACAGACAAACAAAAAAATGCAAGGAATAGAGTAGTTCAGGCAGTAAATGCAGCAATTAAATTTAACCCATCCTGTATGGGACCAGTTGACATCATAAGCGCTTAGGGGTATACTTAGTATATGAACGAAGAATTTGAAGAGATCCTAAAGGACATTCAGAACATAGAGTCAGACTTTGATGAGTTTGAAATCTGGCTTGATAATGGAATTCAGCGGGGATGGATAACAGAACCATTCTGCAATACTCATGAGGGAGATCCCTACATGACAGAAGAAGAACAGCAAGAGTGGGAAGAAGGCGGAGACCCATGCCAAGTAGTTTTAAAAATCAAACAATAAACAACAAGGAGAAAACAATGAAAAAAGTACTACTCGCACTACTATCTATTGCACTTGCTTTTACAGCAATGCAGCCATCACAGGCACAAGATCAGAAAGTCCTAGCAATTATTGATACTGCTATTGATTCAAAGCAGTTCCCGCAGATTATTCACGAAGTATGTTTTAATACACACACACCAACTTGTCCAAATGGAAGTAAGTTTATGGAAGGTATAGGCGCTGCAAACTTATCTGTATGGCCAAAACCAAATGTATCTGGTGCTTGGCATGGCGACTGGATGGTAAAGGGAGCACTAAAGGCTGATCCTACAGTTAAGATTGTATTCATTCGATACGTTGAGGTCACTGGCTCTAACACATACCGCAATGATGCTTTGTCTTTGGTAGATGCAATTGATTGGGTATCAAAGAACGCAGAAAAATATAGCATTGATGCTTTATCAATTAGCCAATCTAACACTAACCTACCATCTTGGTGCACAGGAAACAATGTAACGGTTAATGCAGTTGCATTATTAAATAGTAAGAATGTTCCAGTTTTTGCTGCAACAGGAAATAACGCAAGAGCAGATGTTGTTGGATTCCCATCATGCGTTAGTGGAGTAATTGGCGTTGGTGCTCTAACACCAAGTAGAACTAGTTTTGAAAAATCAACAAATGGACAATCAAAGACTAATCCTGGTATTGATATTGCTACTTTTGGAGCAGTAGAAATCCATATGGGAAATAATCTTAACGCTAAGTTTAATCTTGCTGGGTCTTCAGGAGCAAGTGTGGCTTCAGCAACAAAATACTTAAAAAATAACACATTCAAAACTTTTCAAGAGTATTTGAGTGCTCTTCCAAAGATTATAATTAATACGGTAACATATAGTTCAAACTAATTATAAGTCCTGGGCATGACTAAAACTGCCTACCTTGCCCTATAACTCAGATGGTAGAGTGCCGAACTGTTAATTCGGATGTCCCTGGATCGAGGCCAGGTGGGGCAGCATGATATAATTATATAAAGATTCCTAAAGGAGGATATCATGGCAGCAAAAGGTAGTCTAGACGCAATCATTGAGGTTGCAAAGAAAGAAGTGGGCACAATTGAAGGCCCAAAAGATAACGAAACAAAGTATGGTGCATGGATTAAGGTTAACTTCCAGCCATGGTGCCAATCTTTTGTTTCTTGGTGTGCATTTACATCAGGCGTAAAGTCATTCCCTAAGTCTGCATCAACAGTTGCAGCAGCAGATTGGTTTAAGAAGGCTGAGCGTTGGTCAGATGCTCGTAATGATGATCCGCAAGCAGGAGACTGGATCTATTTTGATTTCCCCGATGATGGTGTAAATCGTATTTCACATGTTGGTCTTTGCATTAAGAACAATGGCGATGGAACAATTCAAGTTATTGAAGGAAACACTTCAGGAACTGCAAAGGGAGACCAGCGCAATGGAGGAATGTGTGTCGAGAAGACTCGTGCATATGTAAAGAACAACAAGAAGAAGTTAGTAAATGCTGTAGTTGGTTGGGGTCGTCCAGTTTATACTGGAGAAGAGAATGCTCCACTACTAAATAAGATTGTTGCATCTGCAACAACAGCAGCACCAGTTAAGAAGGCAGCACCAAAGCCAGCAGCAAAGAAGCCATCTGGTGGCGGAGGAAAGTCTCAGGTAGCACTATAATGGAGTCAAGAAGAAAGTCATTACTAAAGACTATAAGTTGGCCATTTGTACACTTTACTTTTGTTTCTGGAATAATTTATTTTGTTCTAAAGTATTACACTGGAGAGGCAGAGTGGGAGTATGTTGGTCTATATGGACTATCATATCTAACACTAGAAATGACTTTCTTCTATCTTCATGAAAGAATTTGGGCGAAGTTTGGAAAGAAGGTAAAGTAATGAGAATTAAGATTATTAAATTTGTTGTAAAGGCTTTAGGCTATGAGTGGTCTGGAGATGAACTCAAACTGCCAGTTTGGTATGTAAAAGAAAAGAAAAAGAAGTAAATTTATGCCAGCATATGAGTATGACTGCATGGTTTGTGCTGTAAGATACACAAAAATTCGTGGAATATCTGAAGATGATCCAGGATATCAATGTGAGACTTGCAATAAGTCTTTAGTTCGTGTATACTCTAATATAGGAGCAGTATTCAACGGTAGTGGATTTTATTCCACTGATAACAGAAAGCGGTAGTATACTTATGAGTATCATGACTAACATATTGGCAAAAGAAGAAGTCCAGGAATGGACCCTTAGTCCACTAGATAGGTGTGACAGATGTAATGCAGAAGCACTTGTAAAAGTTACGGGATTGTCTGGAGAACTAATGTTCTGTGGCCATCACTACAATAAGATCATGTCTATTCCAGACGGCTATAACAGCATGATGTCATTTATGGTTAGCATTGTTGATGAGCGAGAAAAACTTATTGAAAATAGAGCAAAGGGAAAAGATTACTAATGATTATTCAGATTATTGGCCTACCTGGTTCTGGTAAAACAGAATTAGCAAAGGCTCTAAAAGAGCGTATTAATGCTATACATCTTAATGCAGATGAGGTTCGTGCAACCGTAAATTCAGATCTTGGTTTTACACCAGAGGATCGACTTGAACAAGCACGACGCATGGGAGAGATGGCAAGACTTATCTCTAATCAGGGAGTAGCACCAGTAATCGTTGACTTTATTTGCCCAACAGACCTTACTCGTGCAGCATTCGGTAAGCCTGACATATTAGTATTTATGGACACCCTTGCTGAAGGTCGTTTTGAAGACACAAATAAAATGTTTGAACGACCAACAGAGTTTGATGTCTCATTTATTAGTCACAACTTGGATGCAGAAGCAAAGGCATCTCACATCATTGATAAGTTTAGTCTTCACGATTGGTCTGCACCTACAACACTAATGCTGGGTAGGTACCAGCCTTGGCACGAAGGCCACCACGCCCTTTATAAGGAGGCTGGCAAGAGAACTGACCAAGTACTTCTTGGAGTCCGTAATACCTATAATACAAGTGAGAAAGATCCACTTAAGTTTGATCAGGTAAAAGAATATATTGCTAAGGATGAATTTATGGATGGAGCATTAGTACTAAGACTACCTAACATTACCAACATTGTATACGGTAGAGATGTAGGATATAAAATTGAACAAGTAGATTTGGGGGCAGACATTCATGCTATATCGGCTACGCAAAAACGTAAAGAGATGGGTATCTAAGGTCTGGAACTTGATTACTAAGCCAAACAATATAGAGTGGCCGTCATGAATGTATCTAAACAAAGATCAGCATTAAAAGCAATTACTTGGCGTATAATTGGAACAGCAGATACATTTGCTATTGCTTGGCTTATAACCAAAGAGCCAGTTACAGCAGGTGCAATCGCAAGTTTCGAGGTAGTTACAAAAACAATCCTTTATTACTTCCATGAGCGTGGTTGGAATAAAGTTAAATGGGGGAGAAAATAATGTATGAATACTATGTAAGAAAAGTAGAGAATGTCGTAGATGGAGATACCATTGATGTTCTTATTGATTTAGGGTTTGATATTCTCTTTCAGTCCCGTGTGAGATTGGCTGGTATTGATACACCTGAGTCTCGTACAAAAGATCTTAAAGAGAAGGCTCTTGGCCTTGAGTCTAAAGAGTATCTCAAAAAGCACCTTAAGGATGCCAAGTCTGTTGTTATTAAGACTGAGAAGATGGACTCATCTGAAAAGTATGGTCGCATTTTGGGCTGGGTATATATTAATGGAGACACAGTATCTCTTAACGATATGATGATTAATGATGGTTACGCTTGGGGATACTTAGGTGACACCAAGGTCAAAGACTTTGATGCTCTTGCAAAGGCTAGAAAAAAGTCTGGTAAGTAACATGGGCCTTCAAGAAGAAGCAATGCTAGAGCATTTAATGCTTCAGGGTGCTTTAGAATTCCAGGGAATTGATGATGTCACTGGCGAGATGATGTATGGTATTACAGACAAGATGAAGGAAGTAAGTCCAGAAATCTATAATCAATTAAAAGACCAATATGAAAATCATATGTTTCAGTTAATTGATCAAGGCCCAACAAGGATGACTTGGAAAGTTAAAGTATGAATTCCGAAGACGAAGAGATAGAAAGACTTATACTTTTTGGAGCACTTGAACCAGCAGGAATAGACGAAGAAACTGGAGAGTTTTTATATAACTTTACAGACAAACTTGCCAAGGTAAATCCAGAACTGCATAAAGATGTTTCTTTACATTTTTATAATGAGACTATGTATCTTTGGAGTCATGGCTTTCTTGATATGGACATAACATCTTCAAACCCAATAATAAACCTGGGTCCAAAAGCCTTTGATCCCCAAGCGGTCAATCTATTAGAAAAAAATAAAAGGCTGGTTTTTGAAGAAATTAGCAAAGTTCTTTCAGAAAAAAAGTGATACAATGAATATTGGGAGTATCTATGAATAATTGGTATGGCGCTGCTGGATTAACTATAACTATATTATTAGTTTTAGGCACATATCTTCTTTCATCAAGGCCAAAGAATAGAACTCAAATAGTAAGCCAGTCTATGCTTCTATATAGATACAGCGCTGGCAAAAAGTATTCAAGAAAACTAATTTCAAAAACACAGTCAAAAAATCATTATGACAAAACAAATGTCAAGGTAATTATTGTCGATAATAATGCCTATTGGATTAAAGATAATATTTTTTATAAAGCACCTTTGGTAGATCAGTTGATTGATAAAGACTCTGCAGAACAAGTTGACACAATAAGCATGGATAAGGTACAATTAGACAAGATGCTTTTTATAATGGACAAACTAAGAGAAGGGATTAACGATGATAGTAGGGGTTCAAGGGACAAGTAGTTTTAACAACTACAATATCTTCTTAAGATCAATGGCTGTTGCCCTTTCTGAGTTAAGAAAAGAAGACAATAACTTTTATATCTATTCTGCAGGTCCAAACAACATAAACCTTATGGCCATGGAGTTTGTTAACTTGTCTGAACGAGGAATGAAATCGAGAGGAAAGTCTATAAAGTTTTTTAAGGTTACTCAAGAATGGCTAGAAGAAAACATCAAAGATGTTAATCATTTTGCATTTCTGTCTAATCCGAAAGAACCTGTTTCAAAAATTGTTCACTCATCAAAACTAAATAACATAAATACAAACGTATACACATTTTAAGTTTGTATACATCAACTGTGCAAAGCACACAAGAGAACGGAACATAATGAAAATAATCAATTCTTTAGATACTATGGAATCAATAGTAAAGAATAATAGACAACTGTCTTGGGATGGTTGGACAGTAGTTGAGACCTTTCCATCAGAGAAAGCATACTACTCTAAGTTTGGCATTTACAAAAATGACAAGTGGCAGATGAAAAAGGAGTTTGTCCCTTCTAGTTTAGGATGGGAAATTCCAGACAAGTATGTGAAATAAATGAACAAGCATAAGTGGAAAGACGAAGCAGTTTGTTTAGATTACGATACAAATTTATTTTTTGATAAATATGAAGAAGACGAGTTGCTTAGGCCAGCAATAGATGCACTGTGCTCTTCATGTTCAGTAAGAAAAGAATGTTTTTCTGTTGGCATATCTGGTAAAGAGTGGGGTGTTTGGGGCGGTGTGTATTTAGAAAATGGAGAAGTCTCTAAAGAATTTTCTAGCCACAAGAGTAAAGTTGATTGGGGCAAGACATGGCAATCTTTAACAATGGAGTAATATGTATACTGACGAAATGAAAAGAGCCTTTAGGTCTGTTTCTTGTCCTAAAAATTTTTCTTTGCAGATCATAGACAATGATCATTTTTTAACTGTTAAGGCTAAAGAAAAAGACTTTATGTCTTTGGAAACAGTTGAAATGAAAAAGGAAGCAATAGAATATATGATTCGGGTAAAGAAAGCATTAGAGGACAACGGCGCTATAGTTCTTCTGGTTAGAGAAGGTGGTAAAGAGTTATGATAGAGTCAATTCTTGTTGGTGTCCTGTCATTCTTAGTCTTGCTGTTTTTATCTTTATATATGCTACAAAGAAAAACAAATCGTCAGATTCTTGCTAATACAATTAATCTTTTAATAATGCAGCAAGCCAGCAATGATGAAAATAAAACAGATCAAGAAAAAGCCAACGAGGATTTTTTAAAATTTGTTTCAGATTCTAGAGACTGGGCTTATCAATACATAGAAGATTTCCAAACATCATTAAACAAATTTATTAATGATATTGAGCCTGAAATTGCCTATTTTGACGAGTATGGGATAGTTGGATCAGCATTCCCGCACTACCACTCAATGAAGAAAATTTCTGGGGCATACAAAGAACTAAAGAAACTGTTACCAGAAGACTATGATAGAATAGTGTAATGATCGTCCTTAAGCACACCAAGAATCTTAACTTATTCATATGTGAAGAAGAGTTGTGCGAGGATGAAAGTACACAGGTTTGGGCAAGTTCTGAAAGCAGAATTGTTGACCTGTGTGATTTACACTATAGTCAAGCAATAAATTCCTAGGAGGAAAATTATGAATCAACAAATCAAAAACGCACTAGCGTCATACGGAAGATCAGTACTTGGAGCAGCAACAGCAATGTATGCTTCTGGTGTAACAGATCCACAGACACTGGCATACTCACTACTTGGTGCACTTGTGCCCGTGATCTTGAGAGCAGCCAACCCTTCTGATCCAGCATTTGGAAAGATGCCTTCAGTAGATGAGGTAGACAAGGCAGTTAAGGCTGCTAAGGTTGTCAAGAAGGCTCCTGCAAAGAAAGCAGCAGCAAAGAAGTAAGTAATTAGATTAGCAGGCTAGGGTAGTTGACTAGCCTGCTTTTCTATGCTATAATATTTATGCCTGCCCAAATGGGGGGTAAATTAATTTATTCGCTTGAAAGGGGAATAACATGGTAAAAACAGCACTGGATCTTTTTAATGATCCATTCTTCAACACCTTCTCAAATTTTCAGAAGGTAACAACAGCAACAAACTATCCACCTTATAATCAGATCAAATTAAATGATACAGAGTATATTCTGTCATTTGCTTTGGCTGGTTTTTCTAAGGATGATGTCTCAGTATCGCTAGACAATCGCAAACTTACAATCAAGGGCGAAAAGCAGGACACTGAGTTGCCAGAGGGAGCAGAGTATCTACACAAGGGCATCGCAGCCCGTAAGTTTACAGATATCTTCACCCTTCCTGAGTTTGTTGAGGTTATTGGGGCTGAATTCAAAGACGGTATCTTAGATGTCAGACTTGAAAAGCAGATCCCAGAAGACAAACTTCCAAAGACTATTGAAATCCAATAGTATAATGGATAACATTCCGCTATGAGACTTTAAAAGGTTTTACAACGGATGCTCTTATGAGAAGAGAGTTAGCAGGAGTCGAATCTTCGTGGCTAATAGACCTGAGCAGTCGTCTATAAACTGCTCATTATTCATCTTAAGTTCATCGCTAGTTTCCAGTATTTGATCGCTAATGTAGTCATTCTAAAGTATACTTATTAGCATGAAGATTAAACTCATCATAGCAACACTAATCTCTAGTGTCTTGTTTATACCTACCGCACAAGCAGCAGATCTAACTGGCTCAGGCTCGTCATTTGCTTCTAATTTTATAGAGAAGTGCAGAGTGACATATGCTTCATCTGGTAATAACATTTCCTATACCCCAAACGGATCAAGTTCTGGAAAGAATCAATTTGCTCTAGGTTTGACTGATTTTGCTATTAGTGATGTTCCATATGGATCATCAGAAGTAAAACCAAAAACTGATTTTGTCTATGTACCAATTGTTGCTGGTCCTATTGCTATTAGTTATAAATTAGATGGCTATAAAGGTCAAATAAAACTAACCAAAGAAAATCTAGCAAAGATTTTTGCTGGTCAAATTAAAATGTGGAATGATCCACTTCTAAAGAAGAACAACCCAAGTAAACTTCCAGCAAAAAGAATAACTGTTATTTATAGAGCAGATGGATCTGGAACTTCTGAGGTTTTTACAGCCTACCTTAATACAGTTGCAAAAGATATATGGAATAAGCCTGCAAACAAATCTTTTTCTACTGCATATCCTAGCAACATCAATGAAAAAATAGGATCTTTTGTATCTGCATCTGGATCACAGGGCGTAGCAATACTACAGTCAAAGACAGATGGGTCTATTGCTTACAACGAAGTATCATTCACTAAGCCTTTTGGTGTTGCCTATGTTGAAAATGGGGCGGGAAGGTTTATTAAGCCAACAGTAAATGCAGCATCAAGGTTTTTATCAGAGTTTACAACTAACCCAAACGGAACAATTACTCCAAACTATAACAACCCTAACAAGGTAGCATACAATATTTCAACATTCAGTTATGGTATAGCAAAAGTTGGATCTAGCGATGTTGCTAAATTCTTTACATTTGCCATTACAAAATGTAAGGCTACAGAGTTTGGGTATTCTCCTATAAGTGGGAACGCCCTTAAACTTGCTAAATCTCAAATAGCAAAAATTAAGTAGTACAATATAGTTGTCCCACACAGGACCTTAGTGATGGATTAGTTACCCATTGGATAGAGACCGTGGCGCAAGTCAGGTGAATTGCCTGTGTGGGGCCTAACATTTGGCGGTATAATAATATCAATGACTGACAAAGAGTTAGACCATTATAATAAGCAGCAGTATAAGAAGATGCTTGCTAAGATAAAAGAAGATTCTGGCTGTGTGGACTGTGGAATAAATAATCATATTATATTAGATTTTGACCACATAAGAGACAAAAAATACAATGTATCAAGGATGATCCATGATGGTTTTTCATGGAAGGCTATAAAGAAAGAGATTGAGAAGTGTGAAGTGGTTTGTGCCAACTGCCATAGAATAAGGACCCATAACAGACTAAACGGCATGATATAATGGTTGTATGCCATATAAAGTAGGTGCTAAAGGAAGTTACGGTTGCTCAGGATACCCTGCAGTAAAAGAGGGTGGAGAGGTTATGGGATGCCATGACACAAGAGCAGAAGCAGCAGCACAAATATATGCAATTAATCGTAGCGAAGGAAACATAGGTAAAGCAATGCCAAACTTAAAAGAAGGCGATTTTGCCATGACAGCACACGGATCTGATGAAGAGGTCCATGTTGGTCAAGTAGTACATGTGATGCGTGAAGGTATGCTTGGTGTTCCTGGGGGAGAATATTCTCTTGAAGCAACTGCAGAAAATCCAGCAGTTCTTATTCAATTATTTGAACAAGAAGAGAGTGGATTCTGGGAAGCAACAAACCTTTACACAGGTTGCATGATGGCCTTAATGATTCCTATTGATCCACTACCACAAGAGCCAGAGGATGCAGAAGTTGCTATGGCAATGTATGATGCATCAATTGGTAAAGCATATGAAGGTTGCGGATGTCCAATGTGTAAAGAGTTAAATGTAACATGCGAAGAATGTCCACAGTGTCAGGCTGGAGATATGAAGTCAAACTGTTGCGGAAATGTTAATAAGCAAGCACCATGCTGGGATGGTTATGTACAGCGTGGAATGAAGCCAGGGGATAATGGTAAGCCAGTTCCTAATTGTGTGCCTGCAGCAAAAGCAGACGACCTATGGGAAGACGATGACACAGTTGAATACGAAACAGACTCAGTGTCAAAGGCTGAAGGATACTCTCCACCAGCAGGAGCAAGATCTGCTGCTCGTAGAGCAATTAAGTTTAAAGAAGATGGAAAGGCTAATGGTGCAGGAACCGCAGTTGGCTGGACTCGTGCAGGGCAGTTAGCAAGAGGAGAAACATTATCTCTTAGTACTGTTAAGAGAATGTTCTCATACTTCTCACGTCATGAAGTAGACAAGAAGGGCAAGGACTGGGGTAACTCAGCAAACCCATCTAACGGATACATTATGTGGTTAGCATGGGGTGGAGATGCAGGATTCTCTTGGTCAAGAGGAATTGTTAATCGTGAAAAGGATAAGGCATTGTTTGCTGACTTTGGTAAGGATTATACAAAGGTACAAACAGAAAGACACTCACTATAATGCCAAAGAAAAAAGCATCAGCGTTTAATCCTATTCAGATTAAAGATGGTTGGATTGTTAGACTGTATAAAGATGGTCGCATCAAGTCTAAGATTGCACCGTACGAAGTAAAGCATCCTAAAAAGTAATATTAGGTAGTTTTAAGTCATACCCAGGACTATTTAAAGTTGGGGGTCTAGTGTTGCAACATAGGCCATATTTGTTTCCCGACAAATATAGGCTAACTAAACCCTTAATTCTATTATATCATCTTACTTACATATTGTAAAGTTATATTCTTTTTCCCATTTAATAATGTCAGTTTCATCATTAAGTAGTGGCTGTCCTTTTATATTTAAACTAGTATTTAGTAAAACTGGCACCCCAGTTTCGAGATAAAACTTATTTAAAACCCTATACAGACCACGATGCTGATGTCTGTTTACTGTCTGAACTCTTGATGTTCCATCAGCATGAACAACCGACGGTATCTTATCTGGCTGAAGACATTTAACTGTATACTGCATATAAGGGCTTGCAAAGTCCATATCAAACCATTTAGACGCACACTCTTCTAGGACTACTGGAGCAAATGGTCTAAATAACTCTCTTTGTTTGATTAAATTAACTTTGTCTTTAATTAGTGGATCCCTTGGATCTGCAAGAATGCTTCTATTTCCCAATGCTCTTGGACCGTATTCTGCTCTACCTGTTGCTACTGCTACGATTCCATCTTTAAATATACCGTCCACAATTTGCTGAACAGGATACTCTCCTCCAAGATCATAACCAAGATATGGAGTCTTCCAGTCAAGGTGTTTTCCGTATAAGGCTGCTGCTGCACCTAAAGAACTACCAGCATCTCCAGGGTTAGGCATGATCCAAATCATATCAAATATATTCCATAGCAGTGTATTTGCTGAAGAGTTAAGTGCACACCCACCCATAAAAACTAAATTCTTTTTTCCAGTAATCGAGTATGCCATATGCATAAACTCGTTAAGTCTTTGCTCATAAACAAATTGAACCGCTGCTGCAATATCAAACTTATCTTGCTCTGATTCTATAGAACCCCAATCAGTTATTCCCTTATGAAAGTTATATTTTTGCTTATTTGTATTTGGAAAGTATTCATTTACTTTTCTGTAATGTTTGGTCCAGTCTCCATAAGCAGCCATGCCCATCATGATGTACTCTTCTTGATTGGGCATAAGTCCAATTAGTTGTGTAAATGCAGAGTAGAACAAACCAAAACTAACTGGATAGTTTTGTTTATACTTTAGTTTAATTCTTTCTCCTTCACCAACCCAAATTGTTGAGGTATTAAATTCACCAATTGCATCGAGAACAACAATGCATGCATCGCTAAAAGCACTTGTATAGTATCCTGCTGCTGCATGAGAATAGTGGTGCCCAAAATTTTTTCTTGGCAAATCTCCAAGTTCTGTTGTTTCAAACCATGGTTTGTCGCCACCAAACCCACCTCTAGTCTTTACTCTAAGTCTCTTAAGTAAAGGCTTTTCATAGTATGCTATTTGATCTGGATACCCATACTGCAATGCATCTTTAATTAATTCTTTATTAGTAAACCAGTCATTTTTTTGTTTGCTATATCTTTCTGAATGACCTGCAAAAAGTATTTCTCCATTCTTGATTAAGGATACAGATGCGTCATGAGTAGTTTCGTTTATTCCAAGAATTATCATTTTATTAGTTCTTTATAAAATTCTTCTGCAATGTGTATATGTTTGTGAACCCCACAGTGTGCATGCTCTGGTCCGCTTTCTATATCTTGTCCTGAACCAAAATATTTATTATCTATGTTTTCATAGTTTGTGTGACATTGTTCTGGAATTCCAGTATCAACAACAAACTCTTTGCTGTTTATAAAATTAGTAAAAGGTAGGTTTTCTATCTGACTAAAAACATCTAAAACGGGAAAATTCCAAGTTGACCAAATTAGTTTAATTTCACTTGCAGCACAATACTGTTCTAGCATATGTATTGCCCTCATTGAAAAAAATAGAGAAAACTCCATTGGTAGAATATCATTGTAGTCATATGGAATTTTTAAGTATTGCGGTCTATCTGAAATCTTTTCATTTGTATATCTTTCTAGGTGAATGCTTTCTATAAATTTGTTTTTTTCTATATCTTTTGTAACACCAATCAGACCCTTTTTAGTAGGAACAATCATTCTAAATGGATCTGGAAAAAGGCAGATAATAGTTTTTGGGTTTCCAAATTCTTTAAAATAAGCAAACATTTGAAAAACTAATTCCTGTATGGATGATCCAGGATGAGAAAGATTATGTACATTTTTATTAGTCATTTTTTCTAAAATTTTAGGCCAAGAGGCATCGCTAGGAACACCTAGCCCGTAAGTATTAGAGCAACCAACAGCAAGTATTTCAGCAGCACCATCCCAATCTTTACACCTAAATCCAAAATTATTTGTTACATACTCAGTGTTTGTATCTACAACTATACCTGCTCTGGCCTTAAACCCAAACCTTTTAGAGTTTTTATCTAAATAGCCAAGAGGCATGTGCAAGTAGTTATTAACATAGTAGTCTGTATTTTCTTGATAGTCTGGGTGGTTCCCTCCACTACCATGGCTTCCACCATCAACCATCGCATATAGAGGATTCATTAATAAATATACCTATCTTTATTTTTTTTTCTAAAAATACTTTTTATTTTAAAAAAAACGGTATGGATGTAATACTTTGTTTTCATTATTCTATTATAGCACCTCTGGCAGGAATCGAACCTGCGACGCTTGGCTTAGAAGTCCAACGTTCTGTCCACTGAACTACAGAGGTTTAGTAGGCCTAGAAGGTAATGCTCCTTCTTCTCAGGATTAAAAGTCCTGAGCATCACTTTAATGCTTTAGGCCCACGGTACATCTGGTAGGACTTGAACCTACGGCTCTCTGCATATAAGGCAGGTACTCTAACCAACTGAGTTACAGATGTATAAAAATGTTTATAGGCTTCTTAAATTAAGTCTTCCATCATGAAAAGCACAAAGAAGATCTAAAGACATGTCTTTGTGATATTTTTCATAAAGTTCTGCTCTAGTGCCCATAAAACTGCTTTCTTTAAAGTTCCACTCTCCGCTCATTGCCTTAACTATTTCTTCTGATATCTTGTTATGCTTTTTACCTAAAAATGCTGCATTGGATATCCAGTATCCAGATTCAGTTCCTGACAAAAGCCTGTTAAGCGAGTCTTCCGTTGACTCTGGCTGGTAGTTTGTTTCTGGATTCATTCCAAACTTATAAACTGGCGGAATACAGATCATTTCTTTATCAGTATTATTTTCAATAATTTTATCTACAGGAAACAGGCACACAGAGTCCATATCTGCCCACAAACCACCATATTCATATACCATTACTTCTCTATAGACATCTGCCTTGCTAAGCATGTTTGGCTGTCTATCAAAGCATTCCAACAACTTATAGTTTGTTGATATTTTTTCTATTTCATTTCTAATTTGGCTATTGGGTATATATCTATATTCCCAATTTGGGTTCATTACTTTCCAGGTATCACTTGTTTTCTTGTAAAGTTCTGGCAGTTCATCATATTCCCATTGATGTGTTTGCCAAATTATTTTTTGAAACTCTTTCATGTAAACTCCTTTAATTTTATAAAATAAAACTTTGTACACCAGGTAGGACTTGAACCTACGAATAGCCGAATTATGAGTTCGGTGCCTTAACCAACTTGGCTACTGGTGCTAGACCCTACTTGATTAATATGCCTACAAGCATTCCGATAATAAAAGATCCAAAAGCAACAGTTGAGTAGTAATATCTTTTCATATGCTGTTTAATAATATAACGCTTTAAATCTTTTGATATATTTTTTAAATCATCTTCATTTACCATGATAAACTCCAGACCTATTTGGATATTGTGTTTATTACTCCAAGAAGTAGTTCTTCTCTTATTCTTTTCTGCTTTCGTTCAAACTTAGAAAGATGTGGTTTTCCTTGTACTCTCTTCTTGTTTTTGTCTGCTCTCTTAATTTTGTGCTGAGATACTTTTTCGTTTGACTGTTTCATTTTGACCCCTGATTTTCTGCTACGTTATCACATGGACAAATAATTGATTCTGGAAGTTCGTGTACTCTTGTTATGATCGTAATCATTGTTTCACAAGAGGCACACTTATAAATCTTTTTAACTCTCTTATTCATATTATAATCATACCATTCTCTATAGTGTAAGTCAATTCTTATTCCCATCCCAAGTTCCTATCTTTGTTGTAGGAATCTTATTATCTTCCCACAATCTTATCACGTTGGGATTATCATCTACTGCATGTGTAACATCCCATAGTTGTGTAATCTTATCAAGTATATCTTTCTTTGCCTCATAGTCTGGTCTGTTGTCGTCATCTGCCCTCATAAACAAGCCGTGAGATCTAATATTATTTTTAGCAAGCCACATAGAAGTTAGACCACGATACTTTTCTTTGCGAGACGTAACAACTAATATAGAATGCCCGTCACTAACAGAATTATTAAGCATTTCAACTACCTCTACATTTGGCAGGGCATCTATAGAAGCACCATGAAAGGCATCGTAGTCCCTATTAGAGCCACGAACATAGTGAAGGTAAGGATCTACATTGGCCAATGTTCCATCGACATCGTAGATGTGTGCTGTAGGCTTAATCTTGGTTAACCCTGTATGTCATAATAAAGTAACATGCTACGTAACCTGCAATAAATGCTGGTATTAAAAAGAATAAACTAATCATTCAAAATCCACCTGTCTCTCAAATAAACTACTCATATAATTGCCATCTCCTCTTGCAACCTTTGCTGCTGCAATACGCATACCTAAAGCATTTGTTACCGCAGTCTCAATAGGGATTAACTCTATAGCCTTTGCTATTTCTTCTCTTAGTGTCATTTCATCTATACTCATAACTCAAGTATACCTTAAGATGAACTAGTTGTCAAACAATATCTGATACTTGATGAGAACTAGGATAATGAGTAATTGACCCATCAGAAGATATTAAGAATTTTTCAAAGTTCCAGCCAATGTTTGTAACACCAGAATTTTCCTTTAAATAGTTATAGATTGGATGTGCGTTAGGACCATTGACCTCTACCTTTTGAGAAATAGGAAATGTTATTCCGTATACATTTGTACAGAATGTTTTAATTTCTTCTGTTGTCCCTGGCTCTTGGTTACCAAACTGATTACATGGGAAACCAATAACAACTACGGAATCGCTTTGTATTTTTTGTAAGTCCTCATACTGTTTTGTATAACCACAATGGCTTGCAGTATTAACTATTAATATGTTTTTACCCTTAAAACTTTCCAGTTTTATTTCATTGCCAGAGTTGTCAATAAATGACAAATCATATATACTCATGATTGCTTTCGCTTTCTGTTAGTTAGATAGAACTAAGTTGGGGTTAATGCGTGATCTTTCGCCAGCCATAAGTCTTTCAATATGGTCACGAATAACAGCGTTCTCTTCATTAAAGATGTATTCGGATCTATCTGGACCCATTACAGCAAAGATGCCTTGTGCTGCAAGATCTTCCTTAAGAGTACGCTCTACATCCCAGTTTAGAGTTGTAGCAGGATAGTGCTTAACTACATAACCATCTTTGTCAATTAAATACTTTTCAAAGTTAGCGTTCATCATAAATCCACCATCATGCTGATTTAAATAGCGTGACTCGTAATCTGTTTTTTCAATAATACCTTTTTCAATTTTATCTGCAGCAAGTGCTTCAATCTGCTTAGAGATTTCTAAATAAAGTTCGTGTCTTTCTCCAAATGGTTGACCATTTCCGTTAAGTCCTGGACCTTTTCCAAGCCATGGGGCTTCTAATGGAATTTCTGCGGGGTTAGAAACAATCATCTCTGAGAATGGGAATGTAACACCATACACATCTTCTCCATAGTTCTTTGAATCAAGACCACACTCAATACCTTTTGACCATTTACCTTTTGTAATGCTTGGGCCACAGAAGTCATTAGTAGGAATTGCTACAACAGTAAAGTCTTCTCCTGCCATATCTTCCTGTATCCACTCAATGGACTCCATTTGACCAGCGTTACCACAACCCACGGTTGTGTTGATGAGCAAAACTGCTTTGCCCTTAAATTGTTGAAGAAAGTTTGGAGTGCCTTCGGCAGAGTCCAACTCAATGTCATATATAGATTTCATTTAATATACCTCCTAAAGGTTATAATGATATTATAACACTCTTTTAGCAGTCGTCTGCAGTGCTTTCTGGTGCAGACTCAATGTCTATAAACGAGTTTCCATACAGTGTGTGCCTTGAGTTAGGTCCAAGAACCTTGTTTACTCTATGCTTGTACTTGTCTCCACCAGGAATTACGGCCAACATTCCAGACTTTGGCTTTATCTTAATTGGTAGGTTTCCAAACTCTAATTCCCCGCCATCAAAGTCATCATTAAGATAAAGACTAAATGAGGCATTTATATTGCTTTCTGCTCCAGGATCTTCATGCCAGTACATTGCGAAGTCAATATCTTCTACAGCAATCCCATACTCTGCTAAAGCAGCCCCATTTGCATTTTCTTTAATCTCTTCATCCGTCATATATTTAAATGTTTGCAGCGTAGCATGTCTTTTGTATGTTGGAGGTAAGACAGAATCAAGCCTGTCCCAAATTCCGTCGGGATCAGAAAATACAGGAAGATCAATAACTTCTGAATCTTTGTTTGGAAAAACAATATTGCCAGTATCATCGTACTTAGGAACAATATTTAAAAATTTGTTTAAAATATTTGAGTATGGCGATCTCATAGTTGGGTACCATCCGTTAAGGTCATCTGTATGAGTTTTAAACCAGTCTAATTCTTCTTGTGTAAGAAAGTTTTCAATGATCCAAACCTTTTTATCTTCATCTAAGTATATTTTTTCCATACCTATATGATACCACAAATTTGTAGCCCCACAGGGACTTGAACCCTGTTCACCAAGATGAAAGCCTGGTATCCTAACCCATGGACGATGGGGCCAATTTTTATATATCCATTATATAGTATGTGCCCCATAGTTTATATGGTTTGTTTAAAATTACCCACATTTTCCCGTGGTACTTATAACGCCAACCATGATCACCATCTTCATCAAGACACATAGCCTTAAACAAATGGTTACCAGCAAAGCCACCACATATATTTCCAATAAATCTCAGTGGAACTATCTTAGTCTTTTGATGCTTTATCATCTTTTTCCCACACCTTCTTTCCGTCTTTGTATACTGGCCAATAGCCCAAGGCTCTCCAGTCCATCTTCGTAATCTTAGGCTCTCTTGGCACACCACACCTTGTAATCACTCATAGTTTGATGAGTATCCCAGTACTCAATGTTTTCTTTATCCATTTTGCAGGTAGGACAGATCATTGTCTGTGCCGTTTCTTATTACCAAACTTAGATTTAACATCAGCCTTAGCCTGATTAACTATGGCGTTCGTAATGTCTTCTAAATTAAACTCTTCTTCAGTATCCATTAGTCAATCCTATCTAAATCTTCAAGGCTATTAATACCATAAAGATTAATCATTTCTTCAACAGTAAACTCTAAGTCAAACTCTGCTTCGTTCATCTAAACAACTCCACTCCTATGTACCACTTTAAAAAGTATATACCCAACTCCCACTCATTGGCAATAGGATATCCCCAATTGTATAAATAAAACCCAATAGAGTAACCAGCAGTCTGTGTACCACGATTAACTTTAATTCTCATCAGTACCCTCCAAGACATTCGTTGCGTGTGTGAAACAATCTAATCTTTGTCATAATTTTGCGGGATGGAGCATAAAGATCATCCTTACAAGCACTACACTTATAAGACCATTCCCCAGTAAAGAAGTCATGCACATAGCCTTTAGCGTTAGCATACTTCTTGGCTACGAAGGTTTGAAAAGGATCAGGAATCTCCATGTTAATCATCGACGGGACCAAACTAAGCCAAGGAACTTATGCCAAGATAACTTATCCGACTCTAAGTCTTTCCAGTGCCTATAAGACTTAATATAAACAACAGAGTATGCGATAGCAGCAAAAATAAAACCATATTGCTTGGTACTTACTGCATAGTATATCCACATGGCCTCATTAAGAGTAGCCCAGATCCATCCCCATATATGCTTTCTACCAATAAAATATATTGCAGCAACACCGCTTAGGGCAAGCACCCATGAGGCATAGTCGTTAATCCATTGTTCCATATATTTAGTATACCTTAAAGTAAGGGTTTAGTCAATTTGCTTGCCCTTGGTTTTTACCCAAGTGCCTATTTTGTTTGTGTTTACTTTTTCTCTTAATATTTCTGCAAAATCAGTAATTATTTCAGATCCAAGATACTCTTCGCCTGTTTCTAAATCAGTTAGTTTCCATTTTTCAGGGGCTTTAGTGTGAATAATTAAATCAACTGGCTTATCAAAAGAGTCAACCTCTGAACCATCTTTAAGTATTCTTTTATTCATTTAGCAATCTTCATCTGTAGAGGTATACTTTCCATCTATACTGTCCCAGCACCTTCCATAAATTGTGTGACGATTACCATTAGTGACTTTGGTGACTCTATGCTCAAACTCTTTGTATAGAGGAACATTAACAAGCATCCCTACTTCTGGCTTTATAGAATATTCTTTATTTTTAAATTCTAAAATACCTCCATCAAAATTGTCATTTATATAAACACTAAATGATGCAGATATTTTACTTTCACTGATAATTTTTTTATTATCTGTCTTTGAGTTTTCTACAATTGTTTTTTGCTGCTCTTCGTCATCGCTATCGTCTCTTTCGTAATGCCATCCCATTGCATAGTCTACATCTCTTCTTCCAAGTTCTCTAAAAATTTGCTCATCAGAAACTTCAAAAAAAGACTGAAGGGCACCAGCACCACCGAAATATTTTGGAACAACAGATTCTATTCTTTTTTCTATAAAAATAACTGGGTCTCTGTATCTAGTACTCGAACCACTATTAGGAACAAGCATTCTTCCATTTTTGTCATATTCTGGAATATACCCCAAAAACTTATTCTTAGTGTTCCTGCCGTATGGGGATCTCATTGTGTCGTACCATCCAAATGGATCGTTTGCTTCTTCGTTTAGCCAATCTAGTTCTTCATCTGACAGAAAGTCTCTGATTACCCATAGGTCTTTTTCTATGTATTCTTTTCTTGGCTCCCAAATTTCTGACAATCTCAGTATGTCTTGCTCTTTATATTCTTCTTTGTTATATTTCATATGTCCTTGCCTCTTTCTTTTATGTTATGAGACAAGACCCATAGATAGATGGTCTAAGCAGACATCTGCAACTACATAGTCGGCATGATCGACCACAATATCGTAATGTGTTGCGTCCTTGTTGCAAAAAAAACACTTAGATTTATTCATCTATTGATTATATCATGTTTTAAAGTTCGGCGCAAAATAGAAGTTATAAACCTTCCTATGCCCTACACGGGCACTATTGGTTACTATCCTCATCTTGCTTCCAAACCTCAAAGCATTTGCTACACTGAATGCCTACATCACGCATATACCATTTATGGTCACATACACCAATGACAGTATGGTCTTGCCAGCCCTTGTTCCTCTGCTGTATTTTAAACTTTCCATCAGGATCATGGACATGGCACAAACCATTTTTGCGAAAATCCTCAACATCTATGCTGCAAGGGGTTTTCTTTTTGGTTAGTGCTTTACATCTCATAAATCAAGTATCTCAGATTTTGCGGGGGATGTCAAGTATAATAGACATATGACCCTACTATATATACTATACAGTCCTGTCTATAAGGCTGTCAAGATAGGTATATCAGATGTGTCAGGTAGAAGGTTTGCAAGCCATAGGACCAAGGGTTGGATATTGATCAAGTATTGGGCATTTTCCGAACGGGATAAGGCAAGAGCAATAGAAACCATAGTAGTACAAACCCTTACTAATAGATATGGCCATTACCTCAGTAAGGAAGATATGCCACAAGGGGGATATACGGAGACATTTGATGCATCGAAGATAAGCCGAAAGGCCTTGATCCGTATGGTCAATAGGGCTATAAAGGAATCGCAAAGCGATACGTAATCTTTATTTACCGTGGTTTTATAGCCATGTTAAGAATACCCATTCTTGGACCTTCTCCCCATACCTCATGAGTAATTTCATTAGATAGGAAAAGTATATCCCCAGGATTGAGAGTTATTACTTCCTCTCCCAATTTCCAAAATGATTTGCCAAGTACTTGGATATAGGAAGCATCACTTACATCTCTATGTGCGCTTACAGTTCCACCATCTAATGATATGACTGGCCCATCCATGTGCCATACAGCCTTACAGTTACAGCGACCAGCAAACCAGTCATCATAATAGGTACATTCCTCAAAGAAGTCTGAACCAAAGTCTTTGTTTAACTTTTCAAAGAAAGGTCTTAGGTCTGGAATGTCATCAAATAGTCTACGGTTTTTTATCTTAAACCATAGTGTGTTGGGTCTTTGTGATCCTTCTGAGTTTTTGTATAGGATATTTAATGTTGTTTGCCAGTCTGTATTGATAGGGAAGTAGTTTTCTATGAGTTTATAGTTGTCTATCATTGTTTATCCACCCATACGGACCTGTTGTAGGTAAGCCATATAGTTTAGAAATATGAATAGGCCAAGCATTATAATGAGAAAAGGTTTCATGGTTTAATTATAGCAGTTATCCACATTCTTGACCAGGGATATGCTATACTTTTTATATGAAGACTTTACAAAATGGCATAAGTCCAGAACTATGTAAAGAACTTTATGAGTGGGCAGGAACATATATATACGGAAAATCTACACATCCATTGGGTTTTCCTAATCCAGTTAAAACAACTACCAACTCTTCCTGGAATAACTCTATCATCAAAGACAGTAAGCCAGTTATCATATACTTTCCACCTGACGAGATTGCCTTAAAGGTCAAAGAAGAACTGATGGTATTGGGCTTAGTTGATATGACAGAGAATCTAAGCACTATGGTTTATGTATGGACTTCAGGCTCTTACATACCTATGCACGAGGATGGCTTCTCGGATACGGATAGAAAGGTTTTTACTGCCTATCTTAATGAGAAGTGGTCAATACAAGATGGTGGCACACTTAACTACTTTGACAAAGATGATCAGCAGTGGAAGGTCTTAGTTCCAGAGCAAGGCATGTTAGTTTATAATGACAACAATGAAAAACACTATACGACTGTATCAAATGATGGCAAATTACGTGTTTCACTTCAGATGTTTACATATTAGTTATCCACAGCCTGATATGCTAAAAATGTCATAGTTATCCACAAGTTATCCACAGATTAATCTTACTGATAATATTATTAGACAAGGTAGAAGTGGAGTAAAGTGGAGGATAGTGGAGTATAGGGCCCTTTTATAGAAGGCGTTCGTAATGCCAAACCCCAAACCTTCCTATCCCCAAACCTTCGTAGCGGGATTGTATCACAAACCTTCATATCTGTCAAACCTTAATATGCATGGTTTGGGCATTATACATCGTAAACGATGGTTTGTCAAGCCCATTTTATGCAAAAAAAATATCCCCAAACCAGGGGAAAATTTGCCAATATCGTAATCTTTTTTATTAAAACTATTATGGTTTTTCTAGAAACCAGGAGATAATGGTTTGTTATTTACCATAGGGTTAATTGTGTATACTTTGAGTCCCCGCTTGCAGCGTCCTTAACAGGATTATTAGTCATCGTTGGGGCGGGGGCAGAAGGAAAGAAAGCCTTAAGAGTAACAATAGAATA